AAGTATAGAGATAAATCAGGATATGGTTCTGAACCTGAGGCAGATGATTATGGATTTGAAATTGAAGAACCGTCAATTGTACCTAAAAAAGTCTACAGAAAAGAATTATTTGAACTTCAAGTTGAATTATTAAAATTACAAGAATGGCTGAAGAAAACAGGTAAGACTGTCATCATTGTATTTGAAGGTAGGGATTCAGCAGGAAAAGGAAGTACAATCAAAAAGTTTACAGAAAATTTAAACCCAAGGTACTATAATATAGTTGCTTTAGGTGTGCCGACTCCTGAGGATAGAAAAGATTGGTGGAATCGTTATAAAAAAGAAATTAAGCCTGGGGTTATTAATCTGTTTGATAGGAGTTGGTATAACCGAGGATTGATTGAACCTGTAATGGGTTATGGTTCACCTGAGGAGTACTCCGATTTTATGGAAAATGTTGCAGATTTTGAAAATGATTTAGTTCAAGAAGGGGATTATCTTTTTAAATTGTGGTTTTCAATTGACAAAGGAACTCAAAAAAGAAGATTTGATATTAGACAACAATCTCCGTTAAAATACTGGAAATATTCTCCTAACGATTCTAAAATGCAAGATTTATGGGATAGATTCACGGAATTCAAAGAAAAATTATTTGATAAAACTTCAACTATCAACCATCCATGGGTAATTGTCGACGCTGAAGACAAAAGAGTTTCAGGTTTAAATGCAATTAGATATATACTACAAAATATACCTTATGAAGGTAAAAATGACCAAATTTTAGATAGGTCTTATCCTGAAGCATTGGCTGTGTTGACACCAAAATCATAACTTACTTTGTAATCTTTCAATTAAAAAGTATTTATAGTAATAAATGTAAATTACTATGCTACTAAAAATTGGGTCTAAAGGAGAAGACGTAAAAAAACTCCAAGAAAAATTAGGTCTTAGCGCAGACGGCGTTTTTGGACCTGGAACTGAAAAAGCCGTAAAGAAATGGCAAATAGACCACGACTTAGCTGCCGACGGACTTGTCGGTGAAGGTACGTGGAGTAAAATGTTTCTAACTCAACAAGTTATTACAGAACCAGCACCCGCGGCTCCTGTAGTTTCAACTACAATTCCTTCAGGAAGTGGATTTAAATTAGAGAATCTAAAAGGACATATTCCAGATTCAGTAATTGCACAAATCCCTGACACCGCAAAAAAATTCAACATAACAACTCCATTAAGATTAGCACATTTCTTAGCTCAATGTGGACACGAAAGTGGTGGATTTAAAGCGATACAAGAAAATTTAAACTATTCTGCAAAAGGATTGACCGGTACTTTCAGAAAATATTTTATTAATGAAGCGGCGGCAGGTCCTTACGCTAAAAATCCACAAAAGATTGCAAGTAAAGTATATGGTGGTAGAATGGGTAATGGACCCGAATCAACTGGTGATGGGTATAAATTCCGCGGCAGAGGGTACATCCAATTAACCGGAAAAGACAACTACACAAATTTTGCTAAATTTATTGGTGAAGATACAGTTGCTAACCCTGATTTAGTTGCAACAAAATATCCATTGGCGTCAGCTGCATTCTTTTTTGACTCAAATAAACTTTGGGTAATCTGTGATAAAGGGGCTGACACCGCAACAGTAACTGCAGTCACTAAAAGAGTTAATGGTGGTACAATCGGATTACCTGATAGAATCAAACACTTTCAAGAGTACTACCATCTATTAAAATAATTTTGTTAATAATAGAAAAAATACTATTTTTGAAAAAAAAATTATGTTATTACCTGTGAATATATCAAAAGCTGTCTATGAATTTGAATGGGTTCTAAAAATTTTAGAATCTTCAGAAAATGAAAAACATATGGACTGCACATTAAAATGTTTTCATTTATGGGAAAAGAAATATAGTGAACCAAAAGGTACATTAACAGAAAATAAAGTTATTGAGAGACTAAAAGGAAACTTTTGGGATTTATTTAAAAACAAAAATACTAATGTCAAACCCTCTTTCGTATAATAGTGAATTTTTACCTGATGTTACCATTTTTGTTATTTTTTCTGATAGTCCTCAGTATGAACAACTTAAACCATTATTTGAAGAATACGGATATGGATTTATGGTTCCGAACAAAAATATAATTTTGATTGACGGTGAAATTATCTTAGAAGAAGGTTATAGTGACAGTTTGTTAAAGTTTATAGAGGCACATGAAATTTCCCATGTGATTTTAAAACATGACGGACCAAGAAGTGATGATGAGGAATTGGATGCTGATTTGGGAGCATATTTGTTATTATCAAAAAATCATAACTTAGGCGCTTTAAAAACTTTACTAAAACATTTTAAAAATCGACACGGTATTAAATTTGAAGAAAAACTGTTAGATAGAGTAAAAAATCACTTTCCAGGCTAGCACAAACTTGACTTTTTTAAAATAATATCATATTTATTTGTACACATCGCTCCATTAGGAGTGTTCTCATATATCCCTTTTCCAAAAGACCCGCGAAATTTATTTTGTCGGGTCTTATTTTTTTCATATATTTGTATTATGTTAGTAGAAATAATAGGACTTTCATTGATTATAATAGGTCTTGGAATAACTTATTATATCTTTAAAAGACCAACAAAATAATATTATGGAAATAAAATTTGCCGATAGTTTTTGGAAATCATTAAAAACATTATCAAGACATCAAACTTGGTGGTATAAAACCTATGAATTTTTTCGTAGAGATTTACCGTATTTTTTAGAAAACATTTGGTTTTTTAGAAAAGAATTATACGCATTTCGTTCTTGGGATTATTCATTCAATCTCGATTTATTTCGTCGTTCTTTAGAAAAAACTGTAAATACAATTGAGATTCACGGACATGAGGTAGAAGAATCAAGAATGAAAAAAGTTGAAAAAATGAAACGGGCAATTCAATTATTCAAGAACGTTCGTAGTGATGAATATGTTAGGGAGGCGGAAAAAGAATTAGGTGAAATAAAAAACTCTGATTGGTTATGGACTGATAGAGAAGATACTGAGGAGGAAAGAATCCATAACAAAAGACTCTTTGAAAGAGCTAGAGAAATTGAAATTTCTGAATGGAAAGAACTGTGGTCAATCATTCACGGACAAGATATGAGTGAATTCCGTAAAATTTACGATAGTAAAACAGAGGAAGAAAAACGAGAAGAGAGTGTTTGGAATGATTGGTTTGATGGTTCAGGAATGAAAAGTTGGTGGGATTAAAAATTAAAATTTAAAATAATATGTGGAAAGTTTTTTTATTAATGGTCGTTGTTGTTGCAATTATTTCATACTTTTGGGTAAGAGGGATTGATTATATGAAAGAAAATCATCCTGACTACAAAGGTGACGACTTTTTAAATTGGGACGAGGACGATAAAAATACTATTTTATGAAAATTACATTCATCAGTGACACACACAACAAACACAATCATTTAACAAGTAATGCTTATAATAACATTCTTGGTAGTGGTGATGTTCTTGTACACGCTGGTGATTGTACCAGTATGGGCAAGAGTCATGAAATCACCAACTTCTTGAATTGGTTTGGTATGACCGATTTCAAACACAAAATCTTCATTGCGGGTAACCACGATTTTGGTTTTGAGATGCACACTGACATTGCAGAAGAGTTCAAAGAAAAAGGAATTATTTATCTTTTTGATAGTGAAATTGTAATTGATGGCGTAAAGTTTTACGGTAGCCCTTGGCAACCTGAATTCTATGATTGGGCATTCAACTTACCAAGAGGAGAAAAACTTGCAGAAAAGTGGGCAAAAATACCTGGTAACACCGACATCTTAATCACTCACGGTCCTGCTCATGGAATGCTTGATTGGACTCCAAGTGGACAAAGAGTAGGTTGTGAAGACCTGTTCCACAGAATCATGGAAGTTCAACCAAAAATCCATGTTTGTGGTCACATACATTGTGCTTACGGACAAAAAAACTTCAATGGTGTTGAGTTTTTAAATGCATCTGTTCTTAACGAAAGATATGAATATGAAAATAAACCAATTGTTGTAGACTTTGATATTGAAACAAAACAAATTGATTACCCATGAAAAACAAAGAAATTGTAACCGAATTAAAAAAACTTAATTCTGAAGACAAAGCTAAAGTAACTATCATTTGTGGTAAAAGATGCCTTGATGAGGTCAACTATGTGACAGGCACCTGGGAAGGTAAAACTTATTCATGTGAAGCATCTACAAACTGGAGAACAGGTGAACTTTATACTGAAGAAATGACAGTAGAAGATGTTATTAAAGTTCTTAAAAAGAAAGAACTTTCTAATATGGGTATTAGTGATTTTCCCAGTCTTCAAATGGGAGAGGCTACGGACGGTTCTACAGACGTTTATGACATTGAGTGGAGTGAACCCTTAACTGAAGAAGAAGAGGACCTTGTACCTTCAGGAATGGACATGTATTGGGACGGTGATATTGATGATGTAGACTATGACATTGCACCTGGCGGAATTGTTCAAGTAACAATTGAGGTTGGGGATTATTTAACAACAATAAACGAATAACTATGAAAAAGGCTTGGGATAAAGAGGTTCTTATTTGTGAATGTCACTCGGACGAACATCAAATGTTACTCTTCTATAATGAAGAAGAATACACTAATGGACAAAAATACAATATGTGTTATGCACATGTACATTTAATAACGTACAAATCCTTTTGGAAACGATTAATCCACGGAATAAAATATATCTTTGGATACAAATCAAAGTACGGGGCTTGGGATGAGTTTATCTTCAATCCAAATGATGCAGATAAACTTCAAGAGCTTGTGGATTATTTAAAACAACAAAATGAAAATGAAAAAACTTTATCTTGATGACGTTAGAACTCCATTAGATTCGGATTGGATTATTGTAAGAAATTATGATGAGTTTATTTCAAAGGTCAAAGAAATTGGATTAGAAAATATCGAATTGATTTCTTTGGACCACGATTTAGGAGACACTGCGATGGCAGAATGGCATCGTAATGTTTATCATAACTACAGTTTAGACTACAATAATATCACCGAAAAAACTGGTATGGATTGTGCTAAATGGTTAGTTGACCAATGGTTAGAAGGGTTACCTGTTGTAGATGTCGTTGTTCATTCGGCAAATGCAATTGGAAGTGCCAACATTATGGGATATATTAACAATTATCGACATGTAAGTAGGTTACCTCAAAATTGCGTTAGAGTGAAAATTGAACATACCGTTTAGAAAGTGAGAGAAATCTCACTTTTTTTATATTTATTAACATGGCAGCGGAGCAAAGTCAATTTTCAAGATTACCAAAAAAACAATTAGTATTCATTGCTGAAAAGTTAGTTGATGAGGATTTTCCTATTGGAAATCCTTATACTGATGATTTTGATGATGCATATGGTACTCTACAGGAAGTCTCAAGATATTTTGGTGTTGAGTCAACTCATGAAGATGTTGAATTTTTTGCAAAACTTTTAGAAATCAACGATGATTTAATTGCAGACCTCTTTGCAAATAACAAAGAACAAATGAATAACAGGGAACTAATTGAACAATTAGAAATACCTGTTGCGAAAAGTTACAATATGGATTATAGTTCGTGGGGTACCTGTAGTTACACCAACTATATGGTACAAGAGTTTGATTCTTATGATAAAGATTGGGTAACAGATTCTGCAACACAACAAAATAACGATGGCAATTGGAGCATGTGGGAGGGTCAAGAAACAAACCCAACCGAATATAAAAATTTTGAAGAAAGTGATTATGATTTTGGTGATGTATATGAAATTGATGAAACTAAAACCGAATCTATTTTAGATAGACTTGTAATTGAAAATACATCAGGTGTTGTCAATTCTTTAGACAAAAAAACTCTTCTAAAGTTAAAGTTAATTATTGAATCAAGACTTAGACTTCTCTAATTTTGATTCTTTTCTAGCTTGTTTTGCTAATTCGCCCAAAGTTTTCTTTTTTCTATCTAAAGGATGAACATATCCTCTCTTATATTTGATTTCCACCTCTACAGGTCCTGCAATGGTTATTTTTGAGTTGTATTTCCAAATGGATATACATTCCTCATCTTCATAAACAACCTCCCATTTGGTCGGTTTTATAGGGGTTTTGGTGGTTACGGATGTTGACATAGTACAAAGATACAAAATTAGTGACTTAGTTCTCCACTATGTAAGGTATTAATTTTAAAAGTTTTTCCTGTTTTTTCAGCAATAACATAAGTTTTACAACCCAAACTACTAATCAAATATGTCGCCTCTTGTGGACTTGATTTAACTTGCACAGGAATCCAAAAATCCTTTCCTTTATAAATGAAGTCAATACCCAAATATCTATCGGCAAACCCATAGTCCTTTGCAAGTCTCATGAAATCTCTTTTATTTAGTAAATAACTTTTTTCAAAAGCATTTTCACTTGCAAAACCTCTCTCTCTAACATCTTTTAAAACATGATTAACTGAATCTCTAATATCGGTTGAATTAAATATTCTCACATTTTTAAAATATATTCTACAAAGTTCGTCAAAATCTAATTTAGATAATATCTGACTTTTATCCGATTTATCCGATTCATTTCTAATGTCAATGAATTTTACTGATGGGTTAAATGCATGATTAATCCAATTGTTGGCAATCAAATCCCAATTAAGTGTATCTACACCCCCTTCAACACTGTCAAGGGCACCTTTATTTTGAAAAAACTTTGTAAATAAAACTGCAATTGCCGAATAGTTTGTATCTAATCTATTAGTTATACTGTATTTATCATTTTCCGTAAAATACATTTGTACTTTGTCTTTTAAGTTAGCGACTTGTCTTTCAAAAACAGTCATAACTTTTGGACAATTGGGGGCAATTAATTTATTGATTGCACTTACTTCCTCAATTCCTTCTTGCATAATTGGGTGTTCCTCTGTAATGTTTTCAATCTTGATTTCTAACTCATCATTACCTTGTTCACTATCAAAAAATTTAGCAACTCCCTTTCTGAATTTATCAAAAATTACTTTTTTCTTAAATCTACCAACAGTTTCAATTTCATTTTTAATATAATTTTCAGCTGCATTACAAAAATGAAATTCAGCACTTATTGAACTAAATGCTTTTTTGCAATAACTACTAACAGTTGCCATTTCAGAAATGACTTTACCCTTAGCATATTTGTTTAACTGTTCTTTTATGATTTTGTCTAAATTCATTATAAATAAATACCTAATAAGGCCCTATTAATATTTGTTGGTCTGTAGATTTCAGGGCATCAGATAATTTACTTTCAATTTCATTTTCAGGTGTCTTATAATGGATTCTGATTAATTTGATATTATTATCTTTACTGTAATCATTTTTAATCGCCTCGTTTTGTTTCAAAGTATCAAAATCTTCACCAAATTTACCTCTTTTTACAAAATGTTGTTCACCGTCATATTCTATCAATGTATTTTGTTCGGGTAAGTAAAAATCAAATCGTAATCTTTTACAAACTTTTCCGTTTCCTTTATTTGTGCAATCTCCAAATGATTTTTCTCGATTACCGCAGGTTCTTTTAGTAATACAATCCTCAGGGATTAGTCCCATACCAACTAAAATCTGAGCAACTAATTTTTCACCATACGATTCTTTCATTGGTACAAAATGGGAAGAAATTTTATCATAAAATTCCCTACCTCTTTTTGTTGCGGCGTTAAACATAGGGAAATCTTTATTTATAAATTCAACAGCTGTTTTGTATTTTTTTGCGGTATTTGCAATGTCATCATTAGAGTATTTCACTTTATTTTCTAAATAATCAAACATACACCCTCGACCACTTAAATGATGATTTGCAGTCATCTCAAAATATTCATTACCTGTTTTATCTTTCCATTCCTGTTTGTGTCTTGGGCAAATAATTTTAACTTTGTTTTGAGCTCCTTGATAATCGGTTAAACTATAATCATATAATGGATTACCTTCGGAATCTTTGTGAATATCTTGGACTCTTTTAATGAACGTATCTGTGTCCATCATATTAGCTTCCAACATAATCCTACTAAATTGGCTTTCCTTGATTATAATTTTCATATACGATAAATACCGAGTATAAACAAAAATCCCCACCTTGTGAGTGGGGATTAGTTAGTTTACTCTACAGTATCATCAGATTTTCCTTTGTTAATCCATTTGTCGATTGACCCGATTCCAAAAGAACCAAGAACCAACCATAGGAACGCATTAAAGATGAACTCGTTAATTACAAGGTCTTTTCCTAAAGAACCTGTTACGATGTCCGCAATTGCGAACCCTGTCATCATTACAAAAGCTAAAAATCCAACGACACTTTTTTCGTTGATTGCGTTGTTGTCGTTAAACAACTGTGAGAAAAATTTTTTCATAGTATTTGGTAATTTACTTACCAATAAATATCAACTTAAGGTATAATATTCATTACCAACGCACTTGGGGTAATACCCTAACCATCCAATAAAACTTGTAACCTCCTTTAATCCTTTATTTTTTATAGACAAGTAAATCTAACTATGTTTACTCCACTATTTAAAATTGATAAGCCGTTGCGTCTATCGTTCCGTTACCTGTTGAAGTATAAGTGTAGGTGTTACTTGCAGTTGGAGTTCCTTGTTGACTGTTATTATATATAGTAGTTCCTGCATCGATAATTATTAAGTCAGCTTGTGCTGTTAATGGATTTTGAGCACTCGCTCCAACGTTTGTTGCTATGGTAGCACCTACCGGTACTGTTATTTGTCCGCTATTAGTAGATGTCACGCTAACGACTGTAACACCGTTTACATCTATACTAAAGTTTCCACTATTTGCACTTTGTTGAAAGCCCCAGTCAATCGAATAAGTAGTAACAGTTCCTGTTGGAGTAGGAGTTGGTGTTTCAGCAGGTGTTCCTGTTGGAGTAGGAGTTGGTGTTTCAGCAGGTGTTCCTGTTGGAGTAGGAGTTGGTG